GTTTGAAACAGGGTTGCGACGTGCTCAACATTCAGATCGTATGTTTTTGCAAGTGCCTGAACGAGTAAATTTAAAGTGTGCGTATCGCCTTTTGCCCAAATATCCGCGCCTGTTGAAATATTCCCTTCCGAATGGAGTGTGCCAACATTGGCCGAACCGATTACTTCCAATGTAGCGGCTTTAACTTTCATCCGGGCTGTGACACTTCCCACTTCCACATTACCATTTTCATCAATAGATGCAGCAGTATCACCCACTATCAAGCCTTTTGAGAAAGTTACAGTTTCTTTAGCAGTATCGGGCATATCCTTACGTAAATGGGTAGCAAGTGACTTTGAAGCCGAAAAGACATTTCTATTTGACGGGGGTGTACTATCATTAGTCCCAATGATATATACCCCACTTCCACCACCATTGTAAGTCTGCCCTTTCAATGTAAGACTATCCAACTTTTCTTCCAATTCTCCGATACGTGAATAAGCCGTCGTTTCCCCCACCGTAAATATAGGCGAATCAAACGGATAGTCAAGATTATGTTCAAATCCTATGACACGCGATTGCCGGCCATCTTCGAAATAGGCCTTGTTAATAAGCTTGACCTTCTGACCGGCACTATAAAGATTATGAACACCGTCTTCGCCGTATGCGTCACCAGACATCATTTTGCAGTTATAGGTGGAAGGGTCCATCTTTGATTTGGCAACGTACTTTTCCGTTTCGGTTTTCAGTTCGACTTCGGCAGCAGATACGAGTCCAAGTTGTGTTATCTTTGTTGAGTCCCAGCCAGTCAAGACATAAGTATCCCCGTTTGCGGGGATAAGTACATCACCAGGTAGTTTACGCCCATAATCCTCGTTACGTACTATCTCCCAAACTTGTGCAGCCGGATTCCAACTACCATCTGATAACTTCTCAGGTTCTCCATCAGGATTAAATATAACCCCGAACATCATACCATTAAGCTTCCCAGAGTGGAAGGTTATCTTTAATTCCTCGCCAGCAAGCACATAGGCTTTGGAGAATGTAATGCCAGTATCTTTAAAGCGGTAAGCATCCCATTTCTCCTCAGTTATTGTCCCATCTGCATTTTCTATCTTGTCAGTATACTTATGAATGGCAATATCCGACATTGTACCGGTACGTCGTGGATAGATATCATCAAAAACAATAACCTGCTCAATGGCTTCCTCTGTAACCATATTAGGATAGGCATCAATATAAGGAGTTCCAGCAGGCAGCATCAATCGTCTTTGAACGACACCATTCACAACTACTGATTCATCCACCGGACGATAATTGGAAGGTATGTTCCTTGTAGAGCCAAAAGCATAGATACGGGTTGCATAAGCGGATTGCGAGTCGGTGCGTGTCATTTCCTCTACATTTACACCGATCTCCCAATTAACAGGATCACCGAACTCACAACGCCCGAAGTGAATGATATTCTCTGTCACCCAACACTCACAATCCCATTTCTTCGCCATTTCAAAGCAAGCGTCAAGAATGTTAATGTTGTCGTAAGACATCAACTGAGCTTTATTTTCAACCGTGCTGTCAATGGAAAAAACAAAATCCTGTCCTTTGTATGTGTAACCAAGAGCTTTTAAATTTCTCAGGACTATACCAACTTGAACATCCAGTGGAGCGGTCAGGTTCCAGGACGCTTCCTGTCCGGCTGTCTCTGGGGTGTATTTGAAAATTTTATTTTTCCATTTCCAGTAATAAGCGTCCAAACGAAGTTCGTAATCATAACTTGCCGTTATTGCATCGTAAGCGGGTTTCTGTATGTCACATATCTCGAACACTCCCAAATATCCATCATCTATGTAATCACCAAGCTTGAAAAAAATCGGTTCATCCAAATTGAACTTCACAGTAACATAGTCTTCCTTCATTAAAAGGAATTTTCGTTTCGAGCCTTCATTTACAATAGTAGAAAAGCGAATACTGCCAGATATGTCTTTGATGTCTACTCTTTCCATAACACATCAAAGGTCGGAGATAAAAACAGGAAGCCCTAAATATTCGGGCTTCCTGTTGTGACATCAGAAATAAGGTCACAAATTAAGTTCTATTTGCTGGATTAGGCTCCGAAAATTTACTTGAAATCTTACCAAATGTCCGGTCTATACTTTGCGCATAGGAAACACTTTTACCAAGATAGATTAGATGGTAGACCTCGTTACTATTAGCTGGAATCTTAATATCAATTACACCTCTGTACAATTCCTCGAAGAAAGCTTTTTTCTTTGATTGATAATCAGATTGGGAACTGCCCTCAATAGTAAATGAAAGCGTTATTTCCCGTTCATCCACTTTGGGGTTATTTATTATCACTCTCTTCCCATGTTCAAGGCGAGATTTATTTTCTATAAATTCTTTCATCGGTGCAGACGCTCCAAGAGCATCGAGGAATCCGTCCCCCATCCTTACACCCCATGTGGCGTATGCGTCTTTATTGTTTATAAGTAAATCTGGCATAAACTGTATTTTTATTGTTATATTTGCACATAATTCAATTTATATAATATGGAGGAAAAGCATATCTTAAAACTTAATTTTGGAGGAGAAGTAATTGAACATGATTTCAGTTATATGAAGATTCTCGAATTTACTAAACCCAATGTTGTGTTCCATAGGAATAATAAGTCGTATTCATTGGATAAAACAGAAATATTTTTCGAGGATAATGATACAACAATCATAACAAAACTTTCCTTCAAAGAAATCTAAGCAAGGCAGGAAAATTCCTGCCTTCTTCTTTTAGGGAGCTAAGCCTGCGGTATTCTTTTTAACTTCTGCTATATCTTTCTGCATTTGTTGAATAGGCTTCACTATAGCTCCAGTATTCTCCGAAATTTGCATCAGTTCAAGATAAGAATTAGCAATTAAATTCCTCGTATCATCCGCAATATTCCTTACCTCTGTATTCACAGAAAGAATTGTATCAGCCTTTGCCGTCAGCAGATTGAGCGCTTGGGATTGGACTACGCTCTGATTCTTAATTTCCTCATTGGATGCCTGCAAAGCCGTGAAACGTCCGTTTAGTTCTTCTCCGGTATCTTGAGACATGGCCTCAAATCCTCTTTTTGTAGAATCCTGAGAGGAAGATTCGGATGTCCAGCCAAGCAACTCTTTCAATTTATCCCGCTCTTTAACCGCGTCGGTAACAATGTCGTTCCATTGCTCCTGCAACTTTTTATAATCTTCCTCAGAAATACCTGTTTTATTATCATTAGCAGCAGCAAAAGCATCATACCATTTTTGTAGTTCGGCTTTATACTTATCACCAAGCATAGTGGTAAGCATAGCCTTCTGCATATACCTCTCAAAATTATTAGCAAAGTCTTTTGCCGAACTATCCATATCCATCAAGGTATCGACAAAGTTATCAAATACGCTATCAAATGAAACTTGGGTAAGCTGTTCTTTTACTTGGTTCTGTATATCCTCTAATTTCTCAGAGCCATTGACAATATCCTGTATGTATTTTACAAAGTCACCGTTTACAGTATTAAGGACAGATACCAGTTTAGGATCGGCAAGCACTTCTTTTAGTTGTTCTGCAGAAAGATTAAGCAATGACTCTGCATTCGTGACAGATTCACCGACAGCACCGGATATCCTATCCCAATCCTTTTTACTAAGTCTTTTTTCTATTCGTTTGCCTAAAGAACTTGATCCAATACTTGAGCCGCTTTGTCTTAATTCATTCAGAAGTTCATAATATCTCTGGGTCTGCTGCTTTATCAGGGTTTCTGCTTCTTTCCCTACTTTATAGGCTTCATCCCCATAGGACATTTTAATATACTCTTTCTTCTTGTCTATTAAAGTGTCCCACACGGAATCGAGTGCTTCATATTGGGACTTCATTTCATTGTATCGGGAATAATCAGCACCAAATAAACCATCTAAAGCCTTTACAACAGATGAAATACCGGAAACTGCGCTCATGGCACCACCTACAATATCACCGGACATTATCTGACCAACTCCCATGGCTGTTTGACCAACTCCACCTAAGGCATCAGAAATACCGGCTATTTTATTACCAAGATCGTCGTTGCCAAATATTGTACCAAGATCCTGACCAAACTGAGATATAGCAGGAGTAAATTGAGTCACAGCACTCCCGATTTCTGAAATACCCTGAACAATATTCTTTTTACCCCCTTGTGCTATCTTATCAGTCGCTTGCTTTACTTGCGTTTTGAAAAGTTTAAAAGGGCTTTTCCCTCCCAATTCCCCTTTTAAACGATCAATAGCATTCCTAAGTGCCTCAACTTGCTCAGTTGAAAGTTCTAAATTTTGAAGGGTATTGTCACTTATCCCAAGACCTAAAATATCCTTCTTTGAAACTGTCTTTCCACCGATTTGAGCATTTCCCTGTTCATCCTTAATGGCAGCGAGGTATTGCATCAATAATTCGGCTTTTTCAATGATGCCCTGAATCTCGTTCACACTCTTTTGGGAAGCATCAACAAAAAGCTGTCCCATTAAAGTCGTACTATTCTTCACGGAGTTGTCAAAATCATCAAGCGCATTAGCTTTCTCTTTCATCAAGATAGCTGCATCACCCGCCGTTTCGGCCTCCTTTATGGCCTTATCATATTTCTCAATAATGGCCAGCCTTTTCTGTTGATAGTTGCCAAACTTGATAAGATATTCGTTCCAAGACACCTCTTGATCGCGTATCTTATCATCAAGTTGCTTTTTGGACGTATTTTCTATAATGGTATCCCAGATAGAGCTAATCTTTCCTGTATCCACCTTAGAAGAATCAAAAGTCTTTTTCTGATATTTGTTATTCTCTTTGGCCTTCAACTCTTCCTGAGCATCAAAAATCTCTTTCTCTGCTTGAATTACAGCCTGGATCATATCTTCTTTTTGTCTTTCCAGTGATTGGATCTCTTTCCGGTTATCCAATTCCCTCTGCATACGCTTCTTCTCAGCTCCTTCAGTCATGGCATCGATCTCAGACTGTGAGATTTCCATTTCCATATCTTCAGCCTGCCTTTTACGCTGGATTGCCTGTTTGCGTTCTATTTCAGAGATCTTATCATTCTGGGAACGAATGCCTTCTTGCTGTTTGCGAAGCTTGTTAGCAGCAGATTCTTGCTTGGCAGGAGACGAATATTTATCTATCTGTTTTTGTGCCTCCTGTATCTGCTTGGTATACTTATTCCATTCTTCCGAGTTTTTCTTAGATACATCCAAAGCATCACGAGCTGATTCGGCTTCTTTTTTCCTTATTTCCCAATATTTTTTGTTTTTAGCCTGCTTTTCTCTTGCAGACTGTAATGTTTCAAGAGATTTTACAAATGAAGAAACTTCATCACGTGAAAAATCTCCAATCATATCTCCCGTAACTTTAGAAAGAGAGGATTTCCATTGAGATATTGACTTTTTCAGTTCGCTATCAGAAAGCTTCTTAGCTTCTTCTATACGAGCATTTATATAATCAGAATTAACTGCCGATTGAGCTTCTTTTTGTTGTCTTTGTAGTTCTATCAGCACATCGTTAGCCTCTTTTATTGCTTCCTCACTACCCGACATCCTTGACACATATTCTTCCTGATTCCTAACTTTGGCATTTATGGAAACAAGTTTTTCCTGATTGCTCTCTATTTTCCGTTTAGATTGTTCCTCGTTAAGGTCTTTCTGCAACTGGATCAGATTTGTCAAATGTCCTTCCTCATCAATATATTTTTCAATGATTCCCGGATATGCTTTTTTTAGTGATTCTATTGCAGCATTTCGGTTTGCAGTAGCTTGCGCTTCATCGCTTGCGACAGAAATAAGACGTTGGATTTCTTGCCTGTGAGCTTCTTCTTTTCGTATGGCATCTTCTTTGGAAGCGTTATATCTTTCTTGTGCTTCCTGTGCTTCGGTTGTCCTCTTACTAAACGCCCATACTGCAGATGCAGCACCAATCGCTACCGTAGCTAATAACACATAAGGATTCTTCAACATAGTAGTATTCAACAACGCCTGTGCCTTCTGTGCCAGTAATATTCTCCCACGCATAATCATTGTGGCAGCAGAGTATCCATTTTCAGCAACAGTAACAAGCATCACAGCAGTTCTGTACGCTCCATAAGTAGTAACTAACCCAACCAATACCTTCCCCACCGTTTCATAGTTTTCAATCAGTGAAGTGGTCATCTGAATACCATCCATGATTACACCTTCCGACTTCTGCCCCAGCTCGTTAAAGGCTGCATCCATCGCATCCTGCATCATGGATAACTGCCCATTGATTGTTTTTGAAGCGTTCTCAGACATCTGATAGAACTTTCCACCAGCAGAAGTAGCATCAATGAATGCCTGTTGTACCATTTCTGCGGAAACAGCACCCTTGGACATTTCATCTTTCAAGGTAGCTATGGACTTACCTGTTTTTTCCGACATGATTTGCAACGGATTGAATCCGGCATTGATCATCTGATTAAGATCCTGTCCCATCAGTTTACCGGCAGCGGACATTTGGGAAAAAGCTAATGTTAGAGAATTGAACCTTTGGGCATCTCCCATAGAAACATCACCAATAGCCTGCAAATAACGCGGTACTTTCTCTGCCTCAATATTAAAACCAAGCATCATTTGTGTAGCTTTCGTTACATCAGAAAACTCTAATGGAGAGATTTTAGCGTACTCACGTACCTGCTTCATTAAAGCATCTGTTTTCTCCTTACTGCCCAATAGAGTCTGAATAGCAGTATCAGCTGCCTGAAATTCACCGCGTACACGAATCATTTCAGAGCCTAACGCTTTGAGTGCGCTAACACCACCGATAACCGCCAATGCTTTCTTCCAAGAGATAGCAATACCCTCGTTGGTTGCTACAACTTCTTTCCCGTCATTATTGTAAAGTTCGTATTCGTCACGGAGCTTTTTAACCGACAACCGGGCATTGGCTTGCTCTTGGGTTAGATTGAAAAGTACACTCTTTTGTTCCCTAAGTTTTTCACTTGTGGATTTTATCTTAGCTTCCAAAGAAGATGTATCTCCATCTTGTTTTAATGCTTCACGATACTTGTCTTTAAGACTGGATAATTCATTCTTTAACTGCTGGATGGTTCCACGCTGGAGTGTAATCTTCTCTGACAATCCGTTTACGACTTGGGAAGCATCAAAGATTTTCTTCTTGAAGTCACCTTCCATGACAGCACCGGCTTTGGCAGCTTCACTCACCAGCTCATCCATCCGTTGAGTGGAAGCGGATAATTGAGTATTGAGAGCCTTGAAAGCAGCAGGGGATTGAGTTGAATCCATAGTTTTCAACTCGTTCTTTAGTTTTGCAATTTCCTCACGGAGTTTGATAACTTTATCAAAATCTGCACCAATACGAAAGTAAAGCTTAGCCATTTTATTCTGAATTTTAATTATTTACCACTCAAAATTACGGCATATCCAAACCTTATTAGAATTTTCTTTCATCAAATTCGTGACAACAGACGAAAGGTTTGATATTTCCTGTTCTAATTGATGAATTTACTATATATACAAGGTTTTATAGATCTTTTTCATCAACAAAAACACAATCAGCCTATTGTTGGAAAATAATTGTGAAGGTAAAGATAGATAGCCTATTTACCATTTCAGAGATTACAAAAGTACGACATTGGAGGAATTGTTAGGAAATAATTTGGAACAGTGAGATTTTTGAGATAGTTTTGTAAAATGTTTAACTAAAAAATGCGATTATGGAAAGCATTCTAACTTTTATCTCAATCATTTTTATTGTATTCGGTATTCTTCAAATTATTCTATTTTTTAAGATGTGGGGAATGACAAACAATGTATCAAGAATAACAAGGCTACTTGAGTCTAAGGAATTGCCAAATAACACCTTAAATAATGCAGAAAATAAAACGGATGATATTCTCAGCGATACATATAGTGACATTGCTGTGGGGAGTGTTGTTATTCGTCAGTCGGATGGTAGAAAAATGGTAGTTGACTCTATTGAAAATGGGAAATATTTCTGTAAAGGTTCTACAATGGAAGGATATAAATATTACAGTAGAAATGAGATAAGTCCCAATTGATACAGATAAGTAAGAAGTTAGTGGAAAAATTATAAAATTAGAATATTATGGAAGATAAAATTTTAAAAGCAAAATACGGTTCAGACAAAACTCCACTCCGTTTTGGAGAATTGGAAATACCATGTTATGTATTGGAAGATGGGACGCGAGTTTTTTCAGGTCGTGGAATACAGAAAGCATTAGGTTCTAATGCAACAAGTGGGGCATGGTTAAATAAATTTGCCAATAACTCCGATATAACACAAATTATATCTGCTGCTGAAACCGGCTCTATAAGTGTCTTGGATAAGGTTAATAACCCAATCCCATTTTATCGTCCGACGTCAGGAGGCTCACAATCAAAGACATACGGATATGAAGTAACCCTACTTATTGACTTATGCGATGCAATAATTAAGGCAAATGAAACCGGCTCTCAGATAGATGAAACAATAGTTCGAAGCGCAAATATTATTATTCGTTCTGTTGCTAAAGTGGGTATTGTTGCACTTGTAGATGAAGCAACTGGTTATCAATATGAGCGTGAAAAAGACGAACTGCAAAAGATTTTAAAAGCCTATATATCGGAGGAATTACTCCCATGGCAAAAACGATTCCCAGACATATTTTACAGAGAACTTTTCCGTCTAAATGGTTGGGACTTTACAATAAATGGTATCAAAAAAAGACCAGGTGTAATTGGAAAATGGACGAATACGATCATTTATGAGGAATTGCCTAATGGAATATTGGACGAATTGAAAAAGAAAGCACCCAAAAATGAATCAGGAAACAGAACTGAACGTTATCATCAGTTCTTAACATTGGATGTTGGGGAGCCTAATCTTGAAAAGCAAATCAATAAAGTTATTACCCTGTTTCAAGTATCTGATAACATGAAACAGTTTTGGGATAACTTCAAAAAGATGAAAATGCGACAAATAGGACAGACGGAATTGCCATTTGATTTTGATGAGAACGGACATACAAAAGATTAATCACTTGCCCCAAATGTAGTACTAAATTTAAGATGGAGGAATAAGAGCATGCTTGAAGGTGTTTATAAAGCAGTTATTGATAAATGCGAAAAAAAGAATCTTTTCAGGATTATTCCTGAATTTAAAGAAATACATGAGCTATTTCAAAAAATGCAAACTGCTTCCAGTGAGAGTAATTATGCTTACATTAAGCAAAACTATAGTAAGGAATGGTATGTAGGAACACTAGATTACCATGTCCTTAATTGGAACATAGATAAACTAAAGCAGCTAATAATAGAGTACAATTGTAAAAGTTGCAAAATACCGATTAGGCAACTTGAATATCAATACAACGCCCCATCTAGAAGAAAAATAGATTACTATAAACAAAGTGATAATTATACTCCTATAATAGTTGTCCCTCACATGGAATATCTTTTAGTTGTAGATGGAAATCATCGACTACAAGCGAGAATTGAACTCAAAAAAAGTGATATTAATGCATATTTTGTCCCTGTTTCTGTTTATACAAAAGCTCTTTCTGATGATAAAAGTAAAGCAGTATGCACATTTACGCATAATCTCAATTTTTTAAATAACATATGTAGATTAAAATCGCCAATGCCAATATTTATTAATCAATCTTATGCAATGAATAGTTTTTATTCAGAAAAACATAATATAAAACTATCCTCATTTAAAGTAATAAGAATAATAGCTGGTATATAAAACCAAACGCTCGCACCCAGTTTGCGACCAGGATACGGACATCAATAATAACAGATACTATGGCAGATGAAGAAATAGAGCAAAGCATGAAAGAAACTGATGAAATTACTCAAAATCTCAAAGAACAAGAGAAACAAGGATCACGTGACATTCTCCGGTATTATGACAGAATACATGATAAACTTTTCTCTTTCAACAATATGCTAATTGCCGGATATTTCGTAATAATAGCTATGCCAAATTCCCAGACAAGTCCATGGTGGATTTTACTACCCATTTTTAATATGCTAAATTTGGTCTTTGTTGATTACGAAATGATGGAGAAAAGCCGTTTTGAAAGTGCTATCATGAGTAAGCCACCGGAAGAGATACAAAAGTATGGAAAAAGGATTAGTAAAACGACATTGCGATCTTTGTTTACCATTATTTCGACATTGGTAGTCACATTTGTTTTTGTACTACAATTACTAAAGCTAACATAATAAAAGTCGGATTCCTCCTGCTTTGGTAGTATTATTTTTATTTGCCTATAACATATTTCCTTATACTTTTTGCATTCCTTGTTTTTTGTAAGTATGTTTGCGGATATAAAGAAGTTTGCGGAGAATTTATAAACCCTTAAATAATCATTATGAGAGACCAACTAATGCCATTAGCAACAGATAAACTGTTTATCCCTGAAGTAGGTGCCGAAAATTGGCTAAGTACATCTAAAAAATCTTTTTTTTCTTACTCAGAGGGATATAGACAAGCTGGAGAAAGCTTATATAAGGAGATACAGAAGTGTGAACCATTTCACAAGAGATTCTTAACATATCCAATGGTATTTTGCTTTCGCCAGTTTATTGAACTCCGATTGAAAGAACTTATTTTTTTAGGTAAGAAAATAAATGATTTGCCAGAGAACTTTCCACTCATACATGAAATAGGTAAACTCTTTGACGATTATGTCAATAATATACTTCTCAGAATTGATGGCAATTTTGAGAAGAATTTGATTGCTAATGCAAGAAATCTAGTTTACGAATTGGATAAGCTAGATAATAAATCCATGAGTTTTCGTTATCCGGTTTTGAAAGATGATAGTCCTTCGATATTACTACCCAATATGAATATTGATAACTTTAAGGTAATAATGGACAGATTATCTAATTTTTTGGATAGACAGCTTGATATCATGCAACATTCCGAAGAAATGAAACAAGAAATGATTTCAGAATTATACTCTCAGTTACGTTCTGAATATCAATATTATTAATACAACCAAAAGCCGGAATAACCTCCGGGGTTATAACCATCAAACGCCCGCATAGGTCGGCAAAACTATGTGCGGGCGTTCAATATACAGCAAACAACAATAAAATCAATAAAACATGATTAAAGAATTTGCATTTTCGTATTCGGAACTAATAGTTGGTATTCTAGTCTTTATATCCACTATATTAGGATTTATAATAAAAGTTCAACATGATAAAATATTATCAATAAAAAATCAAATCTCAGATAGAAAATACAATGTATACAATGAGATATTCTCCATTTTCTTTGATATAATGAGAGAAGGAAAAGGATTCACTAAAAAACTTAAACCTAATGATTTACCAGATAGAATCATAAAGGTAAAAAAAGATTTACTCATTTATGGAACTGATGAAATTATAAAGAAATTCACAGAGTGGAATGTGAATTGTAATAATCCAAATCAAATGCTTAATTTTCAAAACTATCTTGCTTTATTCATTCTTATAAGAAAAGATATGGGATATAAAAAAAGTAAATTAACAGAAAAGGATATTTTAAGAATAATAATGGGTGATGATGATGAATACAAAAAATTCTTAGAATTGATGAAATAATAAGTAACTAAAGCCGGATTTCTCCGGCTTTTTCTTTACCTATCTCTTTTTTCTACGATTTGCCAATTCCTTACCACTGATTCGATTCACCTTTTGACCACTATATACTGCGTGTAACTTATCTCGTTGCATCATCAACAGATTTCGATAAGGGATAATCTCAAACACTTCTGTATAACTCAGATGAAGCGTATCAACCAAATGGGCTATCTGCCCGAAGAGCGTTGTGTTTCCTACTGTTTCGGTCTTGCAGCCAGCATCGACACGTTCCTCATCGAGCTGACACACTGAAAAGCCGATATATCCATCATGGAGAAGCACACCTCCAAAGCGTCTTTAACTTCTTCAAAAGTCCCGTTCTCTAAAGCCTTTACCAAATCCTCATTACCACAGATGAAACAAGAAATACCTTTCAGCATATCTCCGGTAGCTTCCGGCAGTTCCTTGATAGCTTCCATGATATTATTACCATCCATGCCTATCTTTGAGAAATGGCTTATCGCCCGGCAGATAACCTTGATAGTAGGCGGTTTGATAGTGTAAATCATTCCTCCTATCTCTACATTTTTAAAATCTATCCCTAAAAGGGCATCAGACACTATTTTAGCTGCTTGATTCATATCTTTAAATTAAAAAGGCGGCGAGCAACCACCCACCGCCATCCGAAAACAATCTATTACCAAAATCTCTCTTATGCAGATGGAACTACCTCAGATTCATCGAACCATTTCTCAGAAGCCAAACCATCCACACCGGTGGAAAGGGGAACGGCCGAAACAGCCAATCCGATAGCCTTGTCGGTATTAGCACCACGTCCGTTGATAGCCGCTTTCGGGAACACCACATAGACACCATCTTTAGTTTTACCAATGACGCACTTATGGATAGTCTTATGTTTTCCTCTTTCCCAATTCTTCTCAGTGGCTTTTCCACCTTGCAAATCTTCTTTAGTCTTGTAGTCATACTCACCAATGGTAAAGTTGATTTTCACTTCGCCAGGTTCGGAACTTTCACGGTAATACTCACCAGTCAAAGCATTCTTGTAACGAGTGACACTTGCTTCCGCTTCCTCATACTGGAATGTATCACCATGTACATTTTGTACCTTTTTCGTTGCTGCATTTTTCAGAATTGCGGCAACTTCTGCACCTGTCAACCCGGTAACAGGGGTTGTAACCGTTGTGATTGGTTCTGCATAATACAGTTCGTCTATTTCTACTGCTGTTATCATATTATTTCACATTTAATACGTTAAACAAAATTCTCACATTCACATAATGACACTTTAAAGCTGTGTCCGCTTCTGTACCGATTGATTCGATAGAATAACGATAACGAGTGCCGTCATAGGAGCTTACTACATCATCAAACCGTTTCATGGCTTGTCTTTCGAGTTCATTCAAACGGATGGTGTTCGCTTCATTTTCGCTTAAATCAGGAACACAAAGATTCACTTCCGCGAAAGACTTTCTCCAATGAGTGCCCGGCTGTTGCTTCTTTGCATGGATAACGATTCTTTCGGACTTCAATTCACCCGTCAGAGTTTCCCCGTTGGGTACTATGTCTATTCCGAAAGCCTTGCAGTCCCGGTAGAGGATGTTTCCTATGTCGGTAGTTACTATCATTCAAATTCTTCTTTTAATCGTTTCTCCGCAAATAAAGCGGCACTACTTAAAACATCAAACCCTTTGGATTCCACGAATGAAGCGTATTCAGCTTCGTTTTTCAGCGTCAGACCGTCTTTATTGACATCGTAATCATTGGACGTTCTCAAAGTGAGCGTGTGGTCTTGATAGTTGCCGTGTTCCTCTGCGTACTTCACGGCTTCATCGCCTACATCAATCATTTTCTTCTCAACTTCCCATTCTCCTTCATCGAAAAAATCTTCTACATCGGAGAAATCTGCATCTACTCCAACCATATCACTCTATAAGAAAAACAATTTGTTTCTAAAGGGCTTTTCGCCACGCCTACGCCTCTTATGCTTCCATCGGGATTTAAACAACGAACTTCTGTACCAGCTTCAACTTTTGACGGTTTATTAAAGACAACCTTATACTTGAAGTCATATAAAACTCCATTGATAGACACTTTCTTTTCCGCACTCACATCATCACAACGGCATTTACATACGTCCTGCCAGCTTTCACCACCTGTTCCGGGGATGGGTCTACCGAACTCATCCTTATCCATCGGGGTGATAACTTTTACCTGCAATATGTGGGGAGCGAATATCATAAGAAGGTACATTTAGGTTTGTCCGTCAGTTCGTCTTTCAATCCGTACTGCTTGCACAGCCATGAGTAGTAGTCCTTGATGCCTTTGATGTCCCAAGACATCGAGAAACCGCTTTCACTAATTGAAGTTGCGCGAAGCAATAGAGAGGGGATAAACTTCGCAATCGCAACGGACACCCGCGTTTGGCAATCCTCGTTCATCTCATCCTCTCCGCTTATCTTCGAGTTCAGACACATATCCAAAAGGTCAGCCTCCGACAACTGGATACCGAAAGTCTGAAACTTTTGCTGTATGTAGTCGTTTACCGTCATGCGTTCATCGTTGAAAGATCAAAGTTCACAATCTTATTCGGAGAGATAAATTCAGGAATCCACTCAGCGGTGTATTCCATGTATCGACCCTCTTCGTCACGATAGTTGCAAACCGACATCTGACCTTCAGCAGTATTGTAAGAACGTCCCGGAACAGGGTCCGTCATTACATACGGCTTATGGTGACGCATCTTCATCACCTTGTCCGTCTGCAACAGGGTGATACGGTTGTCGGCGTAAATCTGCACGTTCTCGCCCGCCTGATTCTCTACGTAGTCCTCTTTGATCTCAATTGCAGGAAGCCCGATTCCAGTAAATACGCTGGATGCCATCTGGTCAGTCACCAACCCTGCATTAACCATGAACTCACGCTCACCAAGAATCATCTTGAATTTATCACCGAACTCAGAAGCCCCTACAATGTTCTTCATAAACGTACCACGAGACATAATCATTTTGGAGAATACACCGTATTTGGCTTTCAATTTCTGAATCTCCTGCTGCAAGTAAGAGATAAATACATTCTTTGCTGAAGCGTCAGGAGTAAGGAAGTAGAACGGTAGCTCGATGTCCAACAATTCGATGTTTTCCTTATTATCGGCCAAATGAACCTGCGCCTTACCAGTCATCAACAATTCAGGAACGATAATATCCATACGCTTGTGCGGAGCAAGCAGAATCTGACGGTAATCATCAACAATAAAATCAATGATTTCCTGTAAGATTGTACGCTGGTCAGCGGTATTGGCAGCATTGAATTTATCAATGATGTCTTGCAATTGCGACAGACGTTCAATATCCATCTGATAACGGTCGCCCAAATAGGCGATTTCAGTATAACCACTTCCAAGGCTACGTCTTTCACGAATAGGCTTCTGATCATTCTTACCCAGAATGGAACCGGCAACAACACCCGTTACTGTCCCAAGATAAGTCTTGAAAACACGGGTTTTGGTTTCCAAGAAATCTCCGTATTGCTTCCAGTAGATTGTGTCCAGTCTCAACTGGAGGACACGGTCAATAATCGCCTGAACGATATTGGGATCTGTAAATAAAGTTTGTATGGTCAAATTCATATCTAAACTTTTAATGATTAATACTCAAACTGGAAACGGCTTGTCAATCCTATCTTATCCAGCTCATGGATCGGAAGAACCAACTTGCTTTCCTTTACCTCATAGGCTTGCATCAAGAGAGTGCAGAGAACCGCTCCATCGCTCTCAACTTTCTTCGCATCATAAAGAACGAAGTTTGCAGTGTTCTTCTTCACTGTTCCACCCACTGCGGTAGCTTCGAAAAGAACCGTATCCTTAGCGATATTTTCTCCGAAAGCCGCTTTGATGGTTAATACATCATAATCCTTGGTTGACTTGTCGATAGATGCTACCTCTGCGCCTTTCTTTCCGCTTCCGATGAACATACCCCGATAAGCCAAAGAATCTTTTGC